AGGGCTGTACTGGCGGCACTGTGTCAGTACGGGCTAGACTGTTATCTTGACATTGATTTTGTAGATGGCGATCATTTTACAGATGACATGAATCAAGTTTTGTTTAGCTGTATTCATAAAACAATATCTGACAATGCGAAGATAGAACTAACATCCATTCTATCTGCTGCAAATAGTCTTGGTGTTGGAGACGCACTAAACAACAAGGAAGAAATGGGGTTCATTAGATCCCTGTTTAATTTTCCAGTAAATTTAGAAAACTCGCAAATTCATGCCGCTAAAATCGCAAAGCTAAAGCTGGCTAGAGATTTAAAGAAAACACTAAGCGGCTGCCAGAAAAGCGTAGAGTCCATGACGGGCGAAGAAGATATTGTTGATTTGATCTCTATGGTTGAATCTCCTATCTTAGATGCCACATCTGCAATATATCAAACATCAAGTAATAAAACAGAAGTAATGGGAGAGGGTATTGATGAATACTTGGATTTTCTCACAGAGAATGTATCAGACTTTGTTGGAATCCCCACAGGGTTTGCACGATATGATGCTGCTATTGGCGGTGGGCTGCGTCGAAAATGTGTTGACTTAGTAGCAGCACGACCCAAGGTTGGTAAGTCTATGTTTTGCGATGCTGTTGCGCTCAACATATCAATGCAAAATGTTCCCGTTCTTGTTTTAGATACTGAAATGTCTAAAGAAGATCACTACAATAGAATTCTAGCTAGTATTAGTGGTGTTGAAATTAACAAAATATCCACTGGTAAATATTCTGACAATGTAATAGAAAATGAAAAGGTTCGTGCCGCCGGTGAAAAACTTAAAAACATACCATACCACTATATTAGTATTGCAGGTCAGTCTTTTGATAATATACTTTCTATTATGCGTAAATGGATTTATCAGCACGTTGGGTTCGACGAAAGCGGCAGAACTAACGATTGTGTAATTATTTATGATTATCTTAAACTGATGAGTTCAGACGGCATTAGTGCGTCTATGCAGGAATATCAAGTTCTTGGCTTTCAAATTACCAAGCTGCATAACTTTATGGTTAAATATGATGTTCCATGTTTGAGCTTTGTGCAGTTGAACAGAGATGGTATCACAAAAGAAAGCACCGATGCGGTGTCTGGCTCTGACCGTCTTATTTGGCTTTGTACAAGTTTTACAATTTTTAAGATGAAATCAGACGAAGAAAAAGCGGAGGACAATCCTAAAAATGGAAATAGAAAACTTGTTCCCATTGTAGCCAGACATGGTGAAGGGCTAGATGATGGTGATTATATTTCTATGAAGATGTTTGGTAATATTGGACGTTTAGAAGAAGGCATGACTAGAAATGAAATTCATAACAATGCCAAATCAAGAAGTGAAGGATTTGAAATAAATGAAAACTTTGACCCCGAATCAGATCTCAGCAGCGTGTGACGCGCTAAAAGATTCTATTCCAGAAGTGCTTGAAAGACTTGATATTGAGTATCTAGAATACGGCAATAGATATGCTTTTCCTTGTCCTATTCATGGAGGGGATAACCCAGAAGGATGTTGTGTATTTCTAGACGGCGACGACGTTGTTGGAAACTGGAAATGCTGGACCGCTGGATGCGACGACGAATATGCAAGAAACATATTTGGTTTTATTAGGGGTTGTCTAAGCACAAAGAAGGGATCAGAAGCAACTCTTTCGGAAACATATAAATTTTGTGAGTCTATTGCAAAAGCAGAAGAAAGAGAAGAAGTAGATATCAATCCTGCTAAAGAGGCTAAACTAATTGATGTTTTTTTGAAGCAGCCTGTCGCGACAATACCAACAATTTCAAGACAGGGCGTTCGGTCTAAAATACAAGTACCATCACCATACTACATGGAACGGGGATACTCGGAAGAAGTTCTTGACTTGTTTGATGTTGGTACGTGCGTAGATAGTGCTAGGCCAATGTATAACCGTGCCGTTGTTCCTATCTATGATATAAACGATTGTTATGTTGGATGTGTTGGCAGATCAATATATGATAACATGCAACCAAAGTGGTTACATAGTAAAGGATTTAAAAAAGAACATCTTTATGGGTTAAATATTGCAAAAGACCATATAATAAGAAGTAGAACCGTTTTCTTGCTAGAGGGTCAGGGCGATGTTTGGAGAATGCACGAAGCTGGATATAGCAACTCTGTTAGTATATTCGGCGCGTCCATAACAGATGAACAGCTGATATTGCTTGAAGAGATAGGAGTCATGAATGTAATAATATTAACAGACTATGATGAGGCCGGAAACAAGGCGGCCACTCAAATCATGAAAAAATGTGGAAGAAGATTTAATTATTTACGGCCAACTCTTGACGCTAAAGATGTTGGCGATTTATCCGTTGAACAATTGCAAGAACAATTAAAGGCTATCTTATGACTAAAATATTAGCGTTTTCTGGAAAGAAACAATCTGGCAAAAGCACATCTTCAAACTTTATTCATGGCTATCAACTAAGAGCCTTTAGAGTTATAGAAAACTTCGCCCTAAACGAAGAAGGTGATCTCCTTATAAAGACGGGAGAATCAGATGATTCTTATGGGCTGCTAGATGTTAATAGGGTCGATGGGCAGTTTGCTGAGTGGGCTGGATATAACATGTGGCCCTATATTAAAAAATACTCACTGGCTACGCCGTTGAAACTAATTGCCGTAGAGCTGTTTGGACTAAGCGATGAGCAGGTGTTTGGTACAGACGCTCAAAAAAATACAAAGACTCACATAAAGTGGGAAGACATGCCAATTTCAATAGCGCAAAGAAAAAAGCTAAACAAGTACGGCAGAATGACAGCTAGAGAATTTCTACAGTACTTTGGAACAGAGATTTGCAGAAAGATCCATAATAATATTTGGGCCGAGCGTCTTGTTAAAGATATTGAGATGGAATCTTCTTTGCTTGCCGTCGTTGATGATGTTAGATTTCAAAATGAAGTAGAGATTATTCAAAAGGCGGGCGGCAGAGTTATAAGACTAGCAAGACAACCACATGAGGATAGTCATTCCAGCGAAACAGAACTAGATAACTATGAAGATTTTGATGCGATTATTGACAATAAAGATTTAACCATTGCCGAAACAAATAAACAAATTATTGATTTGTTAGAAGAATGGGGATGGCTAGGAGAGGAAGTTTTACTACAGAGCGAAGAACAGGAGAGATTAACAGGTATTCAAGCAATAAGGAGCTAGAATGATAGTAACGTATATCAGGTCGTCTAGCTATGGCAACTATGAATTTTGTCAGATGCAGTATTTTATGACCTATGTTTTAGGTCATAGATCGGCTTCTGGAAAAAAGGCGCAACAGGGTACAGCCTGTCATAAGGTCATGGAATGTTTAGCGGCATGTAAAAAAGAACTACAAGAAAAGCCAGAAGAAAAAAAATTATCTATTACAGATGATGCTATTGGCGAAGTAGAATTTACACCCAAAAAGCTCTACACTAAAAAGTTTGTTAAAGACTTGATGGATAGAAGCTATGAGTATTACACTTCTATGGATGAACATAAATATTATCCAGCAGATTTTAAATTCTGTGAACAGCAGGTCGAAACAGCTTTGAGTTACAATGATGGTCAGTTCGACCCTAGAAATAGAACCATTGTAGACACAGAGCCTACTTTCGATATTCCCATTGAAGAAGATTGGGCTAAGTTTGAATATGAAATGCCAGATGGAACCAAGCTAAATGGACAGCTCGCTATCAAGGGAACTATCGACTTGGTTACACAGATTGATGACGGCGTTATAGAGGTCATAGACTGGAAAACAGGACAAAGAAAGAACTGGGCGACCGGAGAAGAAAAAACTTACGAAAAACTTCTTGAAGATCCTCAACTTCTATTGTATAACTATGCGATATCTAAATTATATCCAGACTATGAACAAGCTATTATGTCTATCTTCTTTACAAGAGATGGCGGCCCTTTTAGTATGTGTTTTGACGCTTCGGATCAAGACAGATTTTTGGGTATGCTAAAAGCTAGATATGAAGAAATAAAAAATAACATTAGGCCAAAACCAATCAAACAAAACAGGATGGACTTCAGATGTCAAAAACTGTGCCACTTCTATAAAAATAATTGGCCCGGAACAAATACTACAATGTGCCAGCATGTCGAGGGCAGACTGCACGCGATTGGATACAAAGAGACCCTCAAAGAGTGTACTAAAGAAGGCTTTAACATTGGTTATTATGAGGCTCCCGGATAATGGCACAATTAATAGATATTAAAAAAGATTTTGATTTAGGTAATAAGTTTCTGCTTGACACGGCTGAAAGTCTTGCTAAGATACTAGACGATGAGTTTCGCGTTGTGATAAAATATGATCTTCAAGATTATAATTTTCCAAAAGACGGCAAGAAACACATTTTGTTTTCATTGTCTAATGAGACTCATCAGCCTCCAAGATACATGGAAGAAGATAGCGTTTATCTAATTTTTCATAATTATTCCTTTCTGGACAACTGGGGATATCCAGTATCTCATCCTAAATTTTTTCCACTTCCTCTTGGCGGTTTTATAAACGACATAGAATCAAAAATAGAAGAAATAAAACCAACGCATGAAAGAGAGTATGATTTTTGTTTTGTGGGTCAAATATCTCAATATGGAACCAGAGACAAATTTCAAAAATCTTTGGATACCATGATAGAAAATACTGGAGATAAATATAAACATTATGTAAAATATACATCTGCTTTTGCCAGCGGGCTAGATCCGCAAGAGTATGTTGATCTTTTAAATAACTCTAAGATATGCCTGTGTCCCACTGGAGCATTTAGCGAAGAGTCTTTTAGATTTTTTGAGGCTATAAAACTTGGAGCTTTTCCTATGGTGGAAAGATTACCAAAGTTTTGGTATTATGAAAACGCTCCCATGTTTTTTACAAGATGGCAGTTTTTGGACACATATCTTGAAGAGTGTTTAAATATTTTGAATTCTGAAAAGATATCGTTGCTAGAAAGAAACATGGCTAACTATAATAATACAATATTGGACCCAGTTAGTTTGTCACAAATTTTGAAGAATATAATTGATGAAAAACAAGAATATACCAATCAACTGCAAAACCCACTTCAGCCTGCTTAAAGGCTTCTCAAATCCTGATAGGCTAGCAAAACTGTGCGCTTCATATGGTTATGAGGCGTGCGTTCTTGCTGATATCAACACTCTTTCTGGTGCGGTTAACTTCAGCCAAGCCTGCAAAAATAATAAAATAAAGCCCATCTTGGGAATGGATACAGATCAATTCTTACTTATTGCAAAAAATAAACAAGGATGGCTGGATCTTATTAAATATTCTTCAGAAGAGAAAAGTATTGATACTCTGAAAAGAATAGCCGACAATGGTAATATTCTGTTTATAACGACGGAAGACAATGCAGCACAAAAGAAGATGTGGGGCAAGAATTACTTTTGTTATAACTATACGTCTGACGCTGTGTATTATTGCACTAAAGAAGAAGCAGAGCTACATAGAATCATTCTTTGCTCTGGAATGAAAACCAGCATCCCAAAAGTCACGGCAAAACTGCAAAAGGGAGAAGACCTTGAGAACAAACACTTTTTTACAAGTGAAGATTATTGCCTAAAGCCGCCAAGCGAGACTTCGGGCAATGAAAAACTATTTGAAGCTCTAGCTTTGTGCGAAGAGTATGAAATCACTGGAAAACCCATGTTGCCAGAATTTGATGTGCCTGAAGGGTTTGATAGTGATGAATATCTTAAAGAGCTTTGTCGGCATGGCTGGAAGTCGAAACTAGCGCCCGCTGGGAAAGTGGCTGACCCCAAACAGAAAGAAATTTATCTGCAAAGAGTGAAGACCGAGCTTGAGGTTATTTTTAAAGCTAATCTTAGTGGTTATTTTCTAATCGTGCAAGATATTGTAAATTATGTTAAAAGACAAGGGTGGATTGCTGGCCCCGGTCGTGGATCTGCTGCTGGATGTTTGATTTCTTATCTTGTTGGGATTACAGAAGTTGACCCAATAGAATTTGACTTACTCTTTGAAAGATTTTATAATGAGGGACGAAACACCGAGGATCATGTCTCTCTTCCCGATGTCGATATGGATGTTCCAGCAGAGCATAGAGATGAAGTAATTGACTACATTAAAGAAAAGTATGGCATTGATAAAGTTTCTCAGATGGTGACATTCGGCAAACTACAAGGGCGCGCAGCGATCAAAGAGGTTTTAAGAATCAACGACGCTGTATCTTTTTCTGAAATGAACGCAATTACAGATAGTATTCCAGACGAAGCTAAAATTTCTGACCAACTAGAACTCATGGAAGATAAGTCTATTATCAGATGGGCGCTAGAGAATGAATCAGAAGCGCTAAAGAGTTGGTGCTATTATGACGAAGAAGGAAACCTAGAAGGACCGCTATCAAGATATTTTGAACAAGCTATTAAAATTGAAGGAACAAATAAATCTCAGGGCAAACATGCTGCCGGTGTAATTATATCTAAACATCCACTAGCAGAGGTTTGTCCAATGGTTAAAGACAAGAATGGTAAAATGATTGCCGCGCTTGAGATGAATGACCTAGAGGCTATGGGTCATGTTAAGTTTGATGTTCTTGGAATTGACTTGTTAAGTAAAATTATGGAAATATGTGAGGATTAAATGAATGCTACAAAAGAAGAATATATGTCTGTGATTTTTTCTGGTTGCAGTGTTGACTATAAGGATATTACATTGTGTAATTTGTCTAATCACTATAGAAGATTGGCAAGATCAAATGAATATCAAGTATGGTCAGACAGACAGAACGAATATCACCTATTTAAAAATATCGAAGATGCTGTTGATAAGTTTATTGAACTAAAGAAAAGGAAGTAACATGGCGAACTATAGAGATATTATTGTTTTTGACTTTGAGACCGGCGGCGCTAATCCATATACGTGTCAGCCAACTCAAATCGCGGCTGTGGCTATCCACGCTAGGAAGCTAGAGCTACAGCCCGGAGGCGTGTTTAACAGCGAGATTCGCCCTATTATCGACGACGATGAGGCCATTAAAGCTGGAGTCGGCCCGTTGGAGGAAGAGGCTCTGCGGGTAACGCGCAAAAACCGTGACGACCTAGCAAAAGCACCTTTACCGAAAACAGTATGGAAAAAGTTTGCTCAATTTTGTGACAAGTACAACTTTAAGAAAACTAATTATTATGCGCCTATCGCTGCGGGCTATAATATCAATGGCTTTGATATGCCTATTGTGGAGAGAATGTGTCAACAATATGGTCCAACTCATGCAAAGAATGGCAGGCAGGGAATCTTTAATCCTATTTTTACCATTGATGTAATGCAACATATTTACTGCTGGTTTGAAAACAATACAGAAGTAAAGGGATATGGTATGGATTACTTGCGCGACTATTTTGGAATGAGTCAAGCTAGTAAGGATAATGCTCACGATGCGTTGCAAGACGTTAAGGATACCGCTAATATCATGATTAAGTTCATGAAATTGCAAAGAACATTGCTACATAAAGTTAAATTTGAAAAAACATTTGCGAACGGGGATATTTATGTCTAAATTTGACATTAATAATTTTGAAGACGAAGAAGTTTGGGATTTGATTTGCGAAGGACGCACAAAGGGCGTTTTTCAACTTGAATCTAGCCTTGGTAAACACTGGGCTAAAGAGGTCAAGCCCAGAAGCATCAGCGAGTTAGCGGCTCTTATTTCGCTGATTCGTCCCGGCTGTCTGAAGGCTTACACAGATGGCAAATCCATGACGCAGCACTACGCAGATAGAAAAAAGGGAACTGATGCCGTTGATTATCCAGATGATTCTTTGGAGCCTATTCTAAAAGAAACCTATGGGGTTTTGGTATACCAAGAGCAAAGCATGAAGATCGCCCAGCAACTAGCCGGGTTTGACCTTAAAGAAGCGGATTCGCTTCGTAAGGCTATTGGTAAAAAGAAAGCTGGACTCATGGAAGAAATGAAACAGGTCTTTATGGACGGGGCAGAAAAGCAGGGAATCATCAAAAAAGAGGTGGCGGGTGAGATTTTTTCATGGATCGAGAAGTCGAACCGTTACGCTTTCAATAAAAGTCACGCTGTTTCGTATGCCATTGACGCATACTGGAGCGCATATTGTAAGTGCTACAGGTTAGAAAGATTTTATGTTAGCTACATGAATCGCTCTGACCGCAAGCCAAAGCCTGAGATTGAGCTAAAACAGCTTATCATGGATGCTAAGATGCATGGACTAGACACCTATCCGCCAAGACTTAATCATATGCACACAAATTTTCTACATGAGAATGGTAAAATTTATTTTGGTATGCGGCATATTAAAAATGTAGGCACAAAAGAGTGTGACAAGATTGAAGAATTAAAACAAACAGAAGATTTATCTTTGTTTACTTGGATGGATTGTCTCGTCAAGATTGTCCATCGAGCCAAGATCAACAAGCGGGCGGCAATCGCCATGATTTCTGTCGGCGCGTTTAACGGGAAGAACAATAGAGAGTCTCGTCAGAAAATGCTGTATGAATATGATAGCTGGAACAATCTATCTGCAAGAGAAAAAGATGCCATTGCCGATAATTACAAAAGCAATTTAACTTTGGCTCAGTGCGTAGACCTTCTTTCTGATTGGGTTAAGATTAATTCTAGAAGGGCGCAGGCAGTAGAGGACATCAAGCAGTCTCTCATTTCACCATTTTATAGTCTAGATGACGATCCAGCTTCTATTGCAGATTATGAAATTAAATTAATGGGATGTGCCTTGACATGCAGTAAGGCAGATTCTATAAATATTTCTACAAATATGTGCAAAGATGTGACACAGGGTACTATAAGAGGTAAGGTAAATCTTTCTGTGATGATTAATTCTATCCGTACTTATAAAACCAAAAAGGGAAAGAATCCCGGCCAAGAAATGGCTTTTCTGTGTGTTGAAGATGCGAGCGGCGAACTGGATTCCGTTACAATTTTTCCAGAGATGTTTACAAAATATAAAGATTTATTAATAGAAAGAAACACTGTCTTTATAGATGGTGAGGTTTCTAAGAGGGATAAAAATTCCATTGTTGTTAATAAAGTTATACAAGTTTGAAAAGGATTATTATGAATAATTGCTCTTTTTTAGGCAAGCTCAAGGAGCCTGTCTTTTCTACTACATCTAATGATGTTGATTTGGTTAATTTTGTACTTGAAGTTGAAGAATACAGAAAAAATAAAACCGGTCAAAAAACAAGACGAGTCGAACATTTGACGTTTGAGGCGTGGCATACAGCGGCAATAACAATTAGAGAAAAATTAGAAGTTGGCGACCTGATGCTCGTAGAATGTACCGCCAGAAGCAAAAGAGACGAGGATGATTTTTGTTATTTTAGAGTAAACAGCTTTAAGATTTTTAACAAAGAAAGATACTCTACTCAATCGGAAGACTAATGAGAAAAAAGAAGATATTGTTTGTTTCTGAGGCTTCGTGGCTTAGTACCGGATATTCCGTATACACCAAGGAAGTTCTTAGTAGACTAAATCAGATAGATGATTTTGAAGTAGCTGAGTTGTCTTGTTATGTAGATAGGAACGATCAGCGGGCAAAATCTGTCCCTTGGAAAACATATCCAAACAAACCAGTCAAAGAAGATGCATCTTATCATTTATATAAGGGCAATCCAGTGGCGCAGTTTGGAGATTTGTCCTTTAACCATGTCGCGCTAGATTTTCAGCCCGATATTGTTATGGACATTCGTGACTGGTGGATGATGGAGTTTGAACAGCGCTCGCCCTTTAGAAATTTTTTCCATTGGGCGATTATGCCAACGGTAGACGCTTCTCCGCAAAACCCACAATGGATTAACACCTATAATTCTGCCGACTCCGTGTTTGCTTACTCGGAGTTTGGTAGAGATACGATGGCTTCGCAATGTAAAGACATTAAATTTATAGATGTCGCCTCTCCTGCGGCAAGCGCGACGTTCTCTCCAGTAGAGGATAAACGTAGTCACAAAGAACAAATGGGTCTTTCTAAAGATAGTATAATCATTGGTACTGTCATGAGAAATCAAAAGCGCAAGCTATATCCCGATCTTCTTGCTTCGTTTAAAAAGTTTTTAGATAAATCAGATTTAAACAATGTCTATCTTTATTGTCATACATATTATCCAGATGTTGGCTGGGAACTTCCACAGCTAATACAGGATCATGAACTGGCTAGTAGAGTTCTAATGACTTACAAATGTAAAAACTGTAATCATATTTCTGTTGACTTTTTTCAGAATTCAGTACAGGTTTGCAATAAGTGTAGGAGCTTCACGAGCCAAGTTGTCGGAATTAACAATCCCATAGACGAAGTTGAGCTATCTAAAATCTATAATCTGTTTGATGTTTATGTTCAGTATGCAAATAGTGAGGGGTTTGGGATGCCACAGCTTGAAGCGGCGCATTGCGGACTTCCTGTTATATCCACATACTATTCAGCTATGGAGTCTGTCATCGACAACATAGGCGGCATTGGGATTGAACCAATATCGTACTACAAAGAATGTGAAACGGGTTGCGACAGAGCTGTTCCAAATAATGATTTATTCGTTCAAACTTTAGAAAATCTGATGGCAGAATACAAAAAAGATCCAAGCTATCTGCTTAATCTGGGAAAAGAAGTTAGAGAAAAGGCTATTTCTCATTATACTTGGGATAAGGCGGCAGACGCTTGGGCAAGACGCTTTCATCAGGTTGAACTTAGGGATGTTTCAGAAACTTGGATGTCTACACCGGACATTAAACAGCCTCAGAAGGGCTATCCAAATCATTTAAAAAATCCAATAGACATTACTAATTTCTTGTTCAATAGCGTGCTATGTAAACCAGAATGGATTGGTAATCATATTTGGAAAAGAATGTTGAAGGATTTAACTTTTGGATTTAAGTGCGAAAATATGAGTAAAGATTTTTACTTCAATGAGTCACACGTTAAGTCTCAGGGTTCAAATGCGCCATTCTCTCCAGAAAATGCTCTAGAAGAAATGACCAATTTTAGAAATCAAATCAATCAGTGGGAAGAGGCAAGACTAAACATCATGAAAAAAAGGATGGGCAATGAATAGAATTGCAGCATTAGGTCAAATTTTACAGGACGCATTTGTTTATGATATACTAGACGGTAAAACAGATGGATTTTTTGTAGATATTGGCGCAGGCATTGGAGGTCCAGAGCAGCAATTTTATCACAATTTAGCTATGAGTAATACATTCAACTTAGAAAAAGCTGGATGGAAGGGGATAGCTATAGATTACGATAAGAGGTGGTATGATTCTGTTGTCGGCTTTAGAAAGTGCGATTTGTCTTGCGCGGATCTTTTAGAAAAAAATATCAATGATGTATTAGAAGAACATGGCTGTCCCGATGAATGTACGTATCTTTCTTTAGATGTAGATGACGCTCAAGATAAAGTATTTAGCGACTTTAATTTTGACAAATACAGATTTGAAGTTATAACATACGAAACCAATCGCTACTTTGGCGATCACATGGAAGAGCCAACCGAGCGATCTAGAGAAAAGTTAAAATCTTTTGGATATAAGCTTTTGTTTGGTGGAGTTGGTGTCCAAAACAATAAACCGATAGAAGACTGGTACGTTAGTGAAGAAATTTTTGATAAGTACAAACACCTATCAGTAGATGGAATTACTTGTTATGAAGTAATCCAGACAATAAGGAAAAATAAATGAAAATATTATACATAGGACATTACAAAGACGGTACAGGATGGGGAGACGCCGCTAAGAATAATATTCTTGCGCTACACAAAGCTGGAGTAAATGTTGTTCCTAGAGCCATATCGTACAATAATTCCGACTCTGAAACCGATGAAACAATACTAGAGCTAGAAAAAGCATCTACTGAAGGCTGTGACGTATGCATCCAGCACACGTTACCACATAACTATGTCTACGATGCAAATTTTAAAAACATTGGATACATAGACACCGAAACCAGCGATTTCCTTGAAACCGGATGGCACAAAAGCATCAACATGATGGACGAGCTATGGGTTCCTGCGGAATATGTCAAAAACGCATGTATTAAAAGCGGTGTAACAATTCCAATTAAAATCGTTCCTCATTGTATAAACGTTTCTGAATATTCAGAAAATGTAAAAGGAGCAAAAGTAAAAGAACTAAACAATACATTTAATTTTGTATTTGTTGGCGAGTTTACAGAAAGAAAAAACATCAGGGCGCTAGTCAGAGCCTTTCATACAGAATTTCATCCAAGAGAGAGTGTGAATCTTTATATCAAAACCTCTGGTCTAGAAGTTTCCAAAATAGAGAGTTATTGTGGATCAATAAAGAAGGGGCTAAAACTAAGATCAAACTATAAAAATGATCTGATTATTTCTGGCAGAATTAAAAAAGAAGATTATATTTCTATTCTTAATCAGTGCCACTGTTTTATCATGCCGAGTAGAGGTGAAGGATTTTGTATTCCGGCGCTAGAGGCTATGTGTCTTGGTATTCCATCCCTATATACTTCTGGTATCGCCGTGGAAGAATTTGCCGTTGGAGAAGCCGTGAACAGCCGAGATGAGCCTTGTTTTGGCGGGATAGAATCACTCCCAAACCTATATACCGCGAACAGTACTTGGAAAGAAATTGACATTTCCGATCTGCAAATTAAAATGAGGAGCCAGTACCTAAAGGGTTTGAGCGACGAAACAAGACAAAGATGCAAAGAAGAAGCAAATAAATACTCACATGAAAACATTGGTAAATTATGCAAGGAGTTGTTGAATGACAAGTAGGGCAAATCGAAGATCCGTAAAGAGTATCTTGAGGTCTGCCAACAGACCGAAAAAATTAAATATCTTAACTTTTGCCACGCACGAAAGATATGAACAAAATCTTTGTAAAACAGGTCATAATTTCTATTCTCTAGCTGTTGGAAAAACTTGGGATACCGATTACGGTGACGTTCCAGAAAACTATCATATTATTGATAGTATTCCTGACTATCTTGATTTTGATTTAATTTTAGCGCATACAGACTGTCAAAGACTGGCGGGCGTTCATCGTTATTTATCTGGAGCCGATGACCGATCTTCCAACAGAACGCATATTCCAATACTTAGACATAATCATGTATTGCCAGACGTGCGCTTTGACGTTAATCAACAAAAGGCCGCCGCCGTGAATCCTACGGTAAATTGGTATTCGTTTATTTCTAATTTTTCTAGAGACGCTTGGGGATTTAATCAAGACAATTCTATTGTTATTGAGCATGGAATCGACACAGATTTCTGGACCCCCGGATCAGAACAAAGAGACAATCTTTGTCTTTCTGTTGTAAATGATTGGCCCAATAGGGATTGGTGCTGTGGATTCAACGTATGGCGACATACGGTTGGAATGAAGGGCGGATCTGGAACCAAGACAGACCCTTGGCAGTGCGATCTTCCAATTAGAGTGTTTGGCAAGAGTCCCGGATTATCCGTTCCGGCTGAGTCAACAGAGCATCTAAGAGAGATTTACCAAAAGTCAAGAATATTTTATAATACATCTATACATTCGCCTGTTCCAACTGTATTATTAGAAGCTATGGCGTGCGGATGTGCTATAGTCTCAACCGCTACGTGCATGATACCAGAAGTTATACAGCATGGAGTAAATGGACTTATATCTAATGACCCAAAAGAATTAAGATCATACCTAGAGATGCTGCTAAACAATGACGCGGTAGCTAAAAAGCTTGGCGAAAACGCGCGTAAGACAATAGAAGAAAAATACGACCTACAAAGATTTATTGACTCTTGGAACAATGCTTTCAATCTAATTATGAAAAACTATAAAGGATAATTATGAAAATTTACTTATCAGAAAAAAATCTAACAAATACTGAATTTACCCATGTCACAAACATAATTAATTTAGATAATACGGTAGAAAACACCGAAGCAAAAGAAATCGTTATAGACAACTTTTTAAGGTCGTTCAAGCAGGATGAAATAGAAGAAGCACTAAAAAAAATACTATCTAAACTAAGAATTGGCGCGACTGTAACTATTTTAGATGTTGACGTAGATGTAATTTCGATGAAGTTCAGTCGTGGAGACATGACCCTAGAAGAACTTAACAATTCGCTGTTTAGCTTTTCTTTAAATAGCTTAGTTAACATAGAATTTATTACAGGTATTATTTCTAAGTTTGTAGAAATAACAGACGTATCATTAG